CTGTTTCTCACCAGGCGTTTGGTTTGCAGATCTTCATGGCAGAGAATGAGCGTATCAACCGCTTGCGTGTAATTGATCTCATCGAGCATGGCAGTCGTTATATCTGTCGCAGTGATATAATCATTGCCAGAGCCGTTTATGTTTGTTTGCAGCACACCAGACTTAAATACATAGATGCGCTGATTAACGAGAACCAAAAAGTAGCTATCGGTTACGCTGTACTCAAAAGGAATAACCTTAAAGTCTGTGAACGTAGATCCAAAGTTATAAACAAACTCTAGTCCATCACGGCGTCTAAAGCCACCTTGAGGTTGAACGACTACATTCGTCGCTTCTTCCAAAGCATTCTGATATTGCTGTAGATCAGTGCGAGCGCGAATAAGCGGATCAAGCTCGCCAACCGAGAAATTGGTTTGGAACTGGATGATCCGCATTTTAGTATCTCACATCAATAAGTGAATAATCCTCGATGACTTGCGGCGGCTTGCCACGACTATCAACATTCATTGCTTCGCGCATCAGACCACCACGGCCACTATCAGCCGGTGTTCCGTATGTTAGAGCGCGGAAATAATCTGCCTTGGATATTTGATCGGTAATCACAAAGGCAAGCTCAGAGGCCAGTGCAGTACGAAGCAAGCGCACAAAGTAATTAGGCATTTTGCTTTCTGCTACCGAGCCTTGGTAATCAATAAAGACTTGCTCAAAGTTGGTGTAGATCTGATCGCCATAGATCTCCCACCCATACCGGATTGGAAGCTGGCCAAGACCTGAGCTTTGGAATAGCGCTATAACGCCTGAGAGCATATCGCCAGGAAGCTGATAAGCATACTTCCATTCATCTACCGGCGTGAAAGATAAGCGACCAAGCTGCTCTTTCTTTACGCTCCAGCTCCAAAGATAGTTTGATAAGAGTGTATCGCGTACATCTGGATATAGTCTGTCGCAAGCCTGTGCTGCATCAGATCCCTCTGTAAACGAAGAAATGGGCGCTGCGCCCAACAGGATAAGAGCATCCGAGCAGATTGAAAGTGAGGTATCACCAGCGGCCATATTGCCCTCCTGTTAGTGGGGAAGGGGGGCCGAAGCCCCCCAACCTTATACTAGAACTGCCGTTGTGATAACGCCAGCAGTGTTGGTTGCAATGAGGATCTGGCCCCCATCGCTTCCATATGTGTAGATCATATCACCAGTAGTGATTAGCCCTTCTACTGTGTCGAAGTAACCAGAACCGGCAATAGCCGCCTGGTTATCAACAGAAGAAGAATAGCTATACATTGCTGGAGAGCTGCCGCTCTTTGATGCAGCAACGGTTGACCAGTTTGCAGATGCGAATGCCATTGTCTACTCTCCTTATGCTTCAGTACAAGCGATTTTGACAATGCCTTCGCCGTCGATTGCAACAGAACCGGCGGAGAACATGGAGCTAACCAAGAACGATGTCTTTTCAGGGACATAGTTTACTTCAGTTTTTTGCGCCATTGACTCAGCGTAGCCCATTGAATCTTTGTGCCAAGCAAAACAGGTACGAGTTGAAGGCTTAGGAATACCACCTTCGTCACGATCACCCATTGTCAAAATGTTAAAGCCCATGAACGTGTTGATCTCACCTTGCACAAGAGCTTTTACCGCAGCAAAGTCTTGGCTTGTGATCTCTTGTTCACCGAGCAATGAATCGAGCTGTGTTGCGTGCATCAACAAGTAACGACCTTCAGATGGTACGTTCTTCTCGTTAAGAGCTTTTGCTGTTGCGCGTAGCTTCTCGATGTTCATGTCAGTGTTACCACCTGGGCCAACTGTTGTAGCAACAGAAGATGTGCCGGTAGCAGCATTCAAAGCATCAATCATGATCTGGTCCATGCGACGAGCGATAGACTTAGATACGACTTGAACCAGCTCAGAGCGCTCATCGAAGTTAATGTGCGATTGCTGGAAGATGTCTGAATATTCTGCCGCGATGTAATCTTCCATCGTTGCAGTTACCTGACCATAGGTCACGTTCAGTGGTGTGACATCAGTTTGTGGAACGCGAAGTGTAGCAACACCTTTCCCGATTGTGGGGAACTTTACAGTGTTTCCAGCTACTCCGCTGCGTGTCCTCATCGTGCCGCGAAGCAGCGATTCGGCTTGATACGCTTGTTTGACCTCAGAGTCGAAAAGATCAACAAACGCCGTAGTGACGTTCTGCGCCATTGCAGATACCTCCTAGTGGGTTTCAACAAAACGCTTCCGTTATCCGAGGTTCGGGCGGTCGCTTGCGCGTTATGGCCGCGCCAGCCAGTAGAATACTACATCTAACGGGCCGGTGCGCGGTTAGCCGTCAAGACCAAAATACACGCAAGCGATACTTATTGCAAGAGTTTAGGCTCTTTGCTGTGATTGGAACCATTGACGTTCCATTTTTGTGCGCCAAGCGGCATCAGTTTTCCAGCGAGGATCTGCGATTGCCGACTCAAGATCCTCCCTAGTGAAGTCTTGCTGCTCGACTACAGGCTTGATCGGAATGTTCTCATTCGTAATGGCCTGATGATATTTTAAGAACGCATTGATCGAGTCAGCATTGTTCAGAGAATATGCTATAGCTTCACGCTCAGAGTTGTTGAGAGGTGCCTTCTGCAAGATGCGCTCAGTCATTTGGATCTTCTCAGAGGCGTTAGAGCCTAACTTCTCCATCTCAGCGCGTTGATCGTATTGGATACTCTCTTGCTCATCCTTCGCCATAGATAAGACGCGACCGGCAAGATCCTCGAAGGCATCCTGGCTAATCCCGTTTTCCTTAGCCCAGTCCTGATATACGGCGACAGTCGGATCGTCAGAGTCCAAACCCTGATCCGCCAATGAAGATATATCATACTGCTCCGGTGCTTTATGTTTGCCCGACTTAAACTTCTTTTCCAGCTCCGCGTAACTTTTCGCCAGCTTTTCAACATCAGGGCCATCCTCATCCCAAAACTTTGCAGGGTAATACTCAGGGCGCTCTAGTGGCCCATCGTCATCATCAGATGAATGCATCTCCTCCTGCGGTTGTTCGTGAACCGGAATGGGCGCATCCTCTTGGGGAGCCTCCGGTTCCGATACGTTAATCATCGGTGCATCTGCATCCGCTTCTACTGCTGCCGCTTCTTCAGCCATTGTTTGACCTTCCTATTCTTTTTTCAATCATACGAACAATCTCTGCCATTCCTGTCCTAGCATAACCAAAGCTCGCATCTTCTCCAGGGTGCCAAGTCGGTTGCTCAATCGTAACGCTGCGCAAATGGCTTAGAACCTTCTGCCCCTCAGAACTTTTGAAAACCTTACCATACAGAATATCCATATCGTCGGCTCTTGGCGCTTCACTGACGGCTTGGGTTAATCCTTCCCAGCCTTCTGGTGAACTCATTGCATTGCCTCCATTGTGGCCCCACCATCAGTTGCAGCCGGTGGGCCTTGTTCTGCCATCATTGCTTGCTGCATCTGTTCCATCATCATTTGCTGCTCTTCCGGTGTGGTAAGCAGTTCTTGGTTTATGTTCATCTTGCTTGCGATGAATTGTGTTATGCGCGGGATAGACAGAGCCGCTTGACCCTGTGGGCCGAGAGCATTGGCGATCTGCATAAACTGCACAATGTCGTTTACCTCTTGTAGCTTCTGAGCCTGAGCCAGAGGCGCAACCGGAGTAACCTTAACCTCAACGCCGTTTACCTTCAGAGGTAGATCGATGAAGCCTTGCTGGTCCATGATAAACAGAATGCGCGATACAATCGGAACCATTGTCTCATCTATCAACCGGCCAAAGGCAGATCCCAGATTAGTCGCAAGCTCACGCGATCTTTCTGCAATCTCTGTTGCTGATCGAGCAGACATATTATCAGGCGGCAACGTGTCATCCATCAGGATCTTCTTCACGTTCATACGCAGATCATTCATCACGATCTGGCTGACATTAAAGTCACCGGCTCTAGGGAGGGGAGCCAGTGACGCACCCTGAGGACCACCGTTACGAGCGACACCGATGACCGAACCAGGCTGTATCTTGATATTCTGCGGGTTAAGAACGCCGTCATCTGCCGCTGTATATACACCAGCGATTGCCAAGGAAGCATTCTTGAGAACCAGCTCAACAGTTTTGTTAAGCGTTTTGATGTCAGAGATAGCTGTAACCAATGGGCCACGGCCATAGATCTCACCGGCCACCTTCATATACCGAGCAACGATAAACGGAGATGACTTCATTGTGCGATACACAAGCTCTTGCCGTTTGGCTGGCCAGATAACGTGATAGCAATAGATGCCAAGCTCGTAGTCATAGATCACCGCATCCATCAAATCGATCTCTTTGGATGGTGATTGTGCTATCGCTTCCGCTAGTTCTGTGGTTATCTCAGCATCAGGAAACTCTTGTGGTATCGTTTCAGCCTTCATGCGCAGCTTACGATAGACGTTATCGACGTTTCCGAATGTGCCTTCCTCGATAGCAACGAGATACTGAGGAATAGGCGTAAAGCGGATGGGTGTTACCTCATCACCAGGCGTCACCATCATCACGGCAGTACCTACGCAAAGATCTAGCAAGAACTCACCCATAGCCAGATCAAAGTTAGTCTGACGCAT